CCGCGAGATTGGCACGTGCGAGATCGGCACCCGTGAGATCGGCACCCGCGAGATTGGCACCCGTGAGATCGGCACCCGCGAGATAGGCACCCGTGAGATCGGCCTTATTTTTCACAGCCCACTTAACCGCCAACCCGACCTTCAACGACGCTGAAACATCTTCGCCGCAGTCGATTTCCGCCGTGAACTGAACGTTTCCTTTGAAGCGGTTTTTGATTTTGTATTTCATGCCGCGCACTCCACGTCGTCCGTGACGGTCTTGCAGCGACACCACACGCGCGTCGCCAATAGTCAGGTCATCAAGATTCATCATGTCTTAGTACTCCTTTGGTCGTCATTGTTCTCTTGGGGTCTAGAATCGCCAGCCATCGCGAAGCTCCCGAACGAAAGCTTCGGAAGTCAAAACGCCAGTGGCATCTGGCGCACATCCCCGCAAATCATCCCAATCAGTCTCCGGCATAGCCCCTATGGCGGCTCGGGCGGCACCTTCGTAGTATTTCCAGCGCGGCCCGTCATTTGCCATGATCTCGTCCGGGTCAAACCCGCCTTCGGAGCAAAGCGCCCGCGAGACTTTCTCAATCTTGTTCATGGTCGGCTCCTTTGTGCGAATTATGCGGCAATCGAAGGGGGAAGCCCAAAATCCCGCACCACATTGCACGCCAATAAGCAATCTCTTGATTGCAGCACATCAACCAAAGCGTCCTCTGGCAACTGCGCCAAGGCGGCATCATAAACCCTGTACGCTTTGCCGATTGGGACACCTGGATTGACAACCGAAGCGCCTTCCATCTCCCCATCCCAAAAGCGGCCCATCATATGTGATCTAAGTTCTCCCCACGTGGTAGGCCGTTGGGAGATTAGGGCTTGGGCTGTGTGATGGTCCATGCTCGGCTCCTTTGTCAGACAATTTCGTGCGCGGCGCGGGTAGGTCATTTGGGTTCGTCCAACTGACCAATCATCTGAATCCGCTCACCGATCCACCGCAGGACCGGGACCGCCATTGAGTTTCCGAGCGCCTTGTAGCGTGGGCCATCGGCCGCCGGTTTGTTGCGGTGCTGAACCTGCGTGTATCCGTCTGGGAACCCTTGCAATCGCTCGCATTCGCGCGGGGTGAGGCGCCTGACGGCGGAGCCGTATTGAATGGCCCCGACGCCTATCCCCGCACGCCCGCCGTTCGGCGTCAGCAAGGCGTTGGCCGTGCCGTCGAACCTGTATTCGAGGTTGCTTTCATCGCCTCTGCCACGGATCGCGAGTGTCGCTACCGCCATCTGCCCACCCCCATTTGGGCACGACGCTGAGGGACGGTCCCAGCCTCTAGAATTTGCAACAACGAACACACGGCGGCGTCGCTGGGCCACTCCGAAGAACTGAGCGTCAAGCACTCTGTAGGCGAACCCATACCCGAGTTGGACCAGCGCCCCGAGAAAGGCACCAAAGTCCCGTCCGCCGCCTGATGACAGGACGCCGGGGACGTTCTCCCAAACCAGCCACTCGGGCCGATATCTGTCAGCAATTGCAAGATAGGTGAGGGCGAGGTTTCCCCGCGGGTCAGCAAGGCCCTTTCGAAGTCCCGCGACGCTGAACGATTGGCAGGGGGTGCCTCCAACGAGAACATCGACATTTGCATCTGGCCACTCCTTGAACCTGGTCATGTCGCCCCAATTCGGGACGGCCTGGTAATGGTGCGCAAGAACCGCTGACGGGAACGGTTCAATCTCGCTCACGGCGATCGACCGAAAGCCGAGCGGGTGCCAGGCGCACTCCGGGGCGCCGATGCCTGAACAGACCGAAAGGACGTTCATCCGCTTTCGCCCTTGTCGTCCAACTGACCACGAATAGCCGCGACCGCTTCGAAGTATTCGACCGCGGCCATAACCTCGCGCCGATTCGGCTTTTTTGCCCAATACCACTTTCCGTCCGAAAGCGACTTGTTCCGGCACCCGACGCGGACCCACGGCTTGCCGTCTATCCACCATCCTACCGCCGTCCATCCGTCTGGCGTGCCTAGCGGCACAACGCGCTTGGTTTTGAACTGTCGGCGGATCCGTCGGCCGCCGGGCGCGTACCCGTCGACCACATAGGCGGTCCGCTCCGGGTCACCCCAGATTCGTTTTTTTATGTCCATTTCGATCCCCTTGATTGGCTTCGCGGGATCCGTCGTTCTGTCGGGCCGCATCCAATCTTGCGGCCTCGACATATGCGGGCGCAAGGATGGTCAATTCGGCCCCGTCGAGATCGAAGCCCGCCGCCAACATCCGGGCGATCACGTCGTCCGCCGCCGCCTTCGCGTTTGCGGCTTCTGTCCCGACTTGTCGGGACCTTCTGGCAAGCCTTGGCGGGCGCAAGCCCGCCGCCTTATCCCCTTCCCTTCCCCCGGAAGCGGTCGCCCCCCTCCCCCCGACCCCCTGGGTCAAGATGCCACCATCAGGTGGGGGCGCGGGTCGGTCGGTCTTGATGTCCCGCGCGCATTGGGTGCAGCCGGTCCGGTCGACCGCTGCATCTTTTCAAGCGCGCCGGTCGCGAGATCGTCAATCATCGCGTCGAGGTCCTTCTGACGGACCGCAAGCCCGCCGCCCAATAGAATGTGGGGATCCGGTTTTCGTTGTGCATCCGGGTCACGGTCGCGGCCGAAACGCCCATCGCGTGCGCAATCTCTTTGCGGCCTTTGATAAGATCTTCCATGTCCTACCCTCCGGAGGTTTCGATGTCTGGCATATGATCCGCGCCCGCTTTCTTGTTCTGTTCGGCGGTCGAGGTTGCCCGCTGTCGGGCGGCGTTCAGGTCGGCGATCAGACATTCGACGACCGCGCTGATGAACCGGCCTTCGGAGTCCTCCGACGACCATGGGGTGATCTGGAAATCGAACGGGTCCGCCATGGTCGGCCATTCCCACGGTCCGGGCGGCATCAGGTCGCGGATTTCGGTCGCGAACATCCTCTGGTCGATGGCGTGAACGGTCGGATCTTCGAACGCCCCGCGCATCAGACCGAAGCGGTCACAGATCGCCTGATCAATCGGTCGGGTCACCGCTTCGAACATCACGGGTCCGATGAACCGCTTGACCGACGACGGGATGTCACCGGTCACGCATTCGTGGGCATCGTGCAACAGGCACGCGAGGCGGCAACCCTTGGGTGCGACTTCCGACGCGATCACCGAATGTTGGGCAACGGTATAGATCTCTGATGTCGCACCGACGAACCGGGGGATCCGCGATAGGCTGCGCGCGATCGACCGGACATCCCAGCGGGTGCGGATCGGGTTCTCTAGATCGTGGATGATCCCGAACGGAAGCTGAATCCAGTTCTTGTGGTCGGGCTGGAAGCGGCGGGGGGCGATCATGCCGCACGCCCTGCGATCGGGCGGATGTCATCAGCGGCGACGGCGGCGTCGACGTCGGCACGCGGGATCCATTCGGCGGGTCGGCATCCGCGCCGCACAAGGGCGAAGCGACAGACCGGCACGGATAGGATGATTTCGGCAAGGTCACCGCCGGGCAAGCGGCGGATGTCTCTGTTTTCGACGTTCAGCATCATGCGACTCCCTGTGGTTGCCGCATGATAAGGGGCTCTTTCCCCCGTTCGTCAAGTTTATTTCGCTTTTAAAGTCCGCGGCGTTCAGGCGGGAATGATGCAACAGATCCTATAGACCGCCGCGATCGTCGCGCGGGCAAGGCTTTGGCGGTCCGTTTTCTCGGCATCGGTCGAATCCTTGTGTCGTCTGAACATTAGAGGTGGGGAAATATCCCCCTTTGTCCATATTCTGCAGGTTTGAATAGTTAATTTTCCGTAAGTTTAGACGTTTTGATCCCGCTTGCGCCCGATTGGCTGATTTCGGTCTTGAATAAAGGGGTTTTTTCCCCCATTGTCGGAACATGACCAAAAGCGATCACGATCTTCTGTTCGACGAATTCACCGCATGGTGTGGCCGCCACCGGATTTCAGCCCGTCGGGCGGGGTTGAAACTGGCGGGCGATCACAAGCTGCAGTCGCGGATCCTGTCCGGTTCCTTGAGCTATGCGACGGGCGCGCGGATCCGCGAAAAGATGTCCGATTTCGATCGGTCGCCCGAAGGTCGGGACGGGTCCCCCCCGCCGTCCTGACCCGAACCCGCCCCGGACGAAGCGCTGGAGCGGTTTTTCCACCACCACCGATCGGAGGGGGTCGCATGGCGCACAGAAGACCGACATCCGACGACATCCGGGCCGAATTCGACGGTCAAGGGCTGGTCGACCTGATCGGCGGCCGGAAGGGTCCGGGCGGGCTTCCCGCCGTCGACCTGAAACACCGGTCCGGTCGTCTCTGGGGTCTCTGCCCATTCCATAACGAGAAATCCCCGTCGTTCACGGTCGACCTGGACCGGACGCCTTCAAATTGGAAATGTTTCGGCTGCGGTCGCGGCGGATCCGCCTTCGATTATGTGATGCAAGCGTTCGGCTGTTCGTTCGTCGAAGCTATGGACGCCCTGCGCGGCGACATCACGCCCACGACCGACCCGGCCGTCGCCGCCGAACGCGACCGCAAGCGGGCGGCCTGGGCGGCGCGGGAAGAACGGGACAAGGCGCGGCGGATCGAGACCGCCCGCGCGCTCTGGAAAGCGGCAAAGCCCGCCGCCGACACAATCGTTCCCGCCTATCTGACGTCGCGCGGGATCCGCACCGCCCCGCCGCCGACCTTGCGGTTCATCACCCCCGAAGATCAGGCGCGAGTGTGCCGCTGGGCGGATCCGCTGGATACATCGGAAGGTCTGGGGTCGTTTCCCGCCATGATCGGCGGTTTTCAGGACGCGACCGGACAGGTCCGCGCGGTTCATCTGACTTATCTGCGCCATGACGGGAGCGGCAAGGCGGCGGTCGGCAAGGCGAAACAGATCTTTGGTCTGTTCGGCGCGGCCGCGATCCGGCTGTCGCCGCCCGCGCCGACCATGGCAATCGGCGAAGGGATCGAGACCTGTCTGTCGATCCTCGATCGCTTCCCCGGCTGGTGCGTCTGGTGCGCGGGGTCGCTGGGCAATATGGCGGGACCCGGCCGCGGCCCTTCGACCCCGCACCCGGACAAGCCCGGATCGACGATCCCGTCACCCCTCCCCGACATGCGGACCCCGGCAATCGTCCCGCCGCCGGTCGCCGAACTGTTCATTCTGGGCGACAGCGACGGCGATGTCGCAACCGCCCGCGCGCTTGTAGACCGGGCGGTCGCCCGCTATCGCCGCCGACAGATCCCGACCGCCGCCGTCTTCGCGGCCGAAGGCATGGATTTCAACGATATGGCCCGCGCCCGCGCCGCCCGCACCGATCAGGTGTCGGCATGACGGCGCGGCGGATCGAGACAATCGGATCCGCGACGCTCTATCTGGGCGACGCGGTCGACATCATGCCGACCCTGGGCGGCCTCGATCTTATGGTCACCGATCCACCCTATCGGCTGACGTCCGGCGGCGGGAGTCCGTCATGGGCGACGAACGGGTCATTTGCTGGGTACGACAACAAAGGATCACCGGTCGCGTGCGATCTGGATTGGTCGGATTGGCTTCCGGTCGCCTTCGCCTGTCTGCGCGCCGATGCCGACGCCTATGTGATGGCGAACGATCGCCAAATGTTCCCGGCGTTCGAAGCGGCGACCGATGCCGGGTTCCGGTTTCACAGGATCGTCACCTGGGACAAGGGGTCCGCGACCCCTAATCGCTGGTATATGCCGAACGTCGAGTTCGGGCTTTATCTGTTCAAAGGCAAGGCGAAGACTATCCGGTCGCCCGGGTCCTTCGCGGGCGTCCGGATCCCGCACCGGGATCAGACCCAGCACCGCACCGAAAAGCCGACAGCCCTGTTCGACTACTGGATCCGCAATTCATCCGACATCGGTCAGACCGTGATCGACCCGTTCATGGGGACCGGAACCGCCGGGGTCGCAGCCGCCCGCCTGGGGCGCCCTTTCATCGGAATCGAAATCGAAGACCGCTGGTTCGATGTCGCGTGCGAGCGGATCCGCCGCGCCCAAGATCAAGCCGATTTATTCGCAATGTCCGGGGGACAGAATGACCGACCAAGATCCTACATCCCAAGACCCGATTGAAGCCGCCTTCGCCGATGCCCAGCCCGAACCGGACTGCCCGGTCACGGTGCTGGGGAACAACGCGGGGATCATCTATGTCCTGCAGACCGACGGTCAGATCCGGGCGATCGCGAACCGGGATCTGTCGAAGCTGCAGATCAGCGGGATCTTCGCGGGTGATGTCGATTGGCTCTGGAAGCGCTTTCCCCGCACCGATAAGGACGGCTTTCCGGTCGGCTGGGACGCGGGTCGCGCGGCTGAATACCTTCAAGGCGAGGCGTTCGCCGCCGGTGTGGTGTCCCCGGGCGACGTGATCCGCGGCGCGGGCGCATGGCCCGCCGGATCCGCCGATCCGTTCAACGGTCTGGTGATCCATGCGGGCGACGCGGTGCTGGTCGGTGGCGAATGGCGCAAGCCGGGCCGCTACGGCGCGCACATCTATCCCGCGATGGGTCCGGCGCCGCGGCCGTCCGCGAAGCCGCTGACATCGAAACAGGCTTTGACGCTGCTGTCGCTGTTGGGGAAATGGGCGTTTCGGGATCCGGCATCGCCCCGGCTCTTGCTCGGCTGGATCGCCGCCGGGGTCGTCCCCGGTGCGCTCGATTGGCGGCCCCATATATGGCTGTCGGGTGATCGGCAGACCGGCAAGACGACTCTGATGGATTTCGTCCGGTCGGTGCTGGGGTCGTCGCTCCTGCATCTGGCGGACGCGACCGAAGCCGGGATCCGGCAAGCGCTTGGGCCGTCGGCCCGGCCGGTGGCGATCGACGAAATCGAAGCCGAAGCGATCAACGATCGCGCGCTGTCGATCGTCAAGCTGGCGCGGCTGGCGTCAAGCCGGATCGGCGGTCGGGTCGCCCGCGGATCCTCCGAAGGTGTGGCGTCGATCGTCGGGCTTGACACGATATTCCTGTTTTCCTCGATCAACCGCCCGCCGCTGTCGCCTCAAGATCTTCAGCGGATCACGGTTTTGGACATGCAGAAACTGCCCGGCGGCGCCGAAGACCGGAACGCGGTCAAGAAAGCGGTGCGGGATATGGCGGGGATCGGCCCCGCCCTGCGCGGCCGGGTGATCTCCGAATGGGATCGCTTCGCCGACATTCTGGAACTGTTCCACGACGCCTTGACCGATCGCGGTCACGGCACCCGGGCGGCCGACCAGATCGGCACGCTGTTGGCACTGTCCGAACTTCTGATCAGCGACGGGATCCCGGACGCGGTCGACATACAGATCACCGCCGAAATGTTCGACCCCGAAGAAATGGCGGCCCTTGCTGATGACGCATCCGACCACGACCGCTGTCTTGACCATCTGCTGACCTCGACGCTTCCGACCATCCGGCGCAACGAAGCCCGCGTCGTGTCGTCATATCTGGCGACGGTGATCAAGACGAACGATATGGACGATCATAACGCGCTTCGCGGCTGCGGGATCACCGTGACCGAAATTGGCGGCCGCCGGTTCCTGGCGGTCAGCAATTCGCACCAACAGCTTGCCCAGATCTACGCGGGGACCCATTGGGCCGCCCGATCGGGGTCGTCCGGCGGCTGGATGCAAGCCCTGCGTCGGATCGAGGGGGCGACCGCGCACAAGGATCCGGTGCGCTTCGGGTCGATCAAACAGCGCGCGACCCTGATCGCGGTCGAACGGCTGCAGGTTCAAACCGGCGCCTACGAGGGCGCGGACATAGAAACCGTTCCCAGCGTTCCCGCGACCGTCCCGCCGCATGATGATGAAAACATTGACTTTTAGGCGGTAGGGGAACGTTGGGAACGCTGGAAACGGTCAAGGGAAGATACACATGCGGGTGCGTGCGTGCGTGTAGGTATGACCACTGTTCCCACCGTTCCCACTGTTCCCTAATTATAATTCAATAAATAAATCAATTAGTTAAATGGGAACAGTCGGCGGGACGGTCTGGGAACGGTCAAGGAAAGGGCAGAATATGGCGAGCAAGACGGCAAAACGGCGGGCGGCAAAGCGGCGGAAGCCGACCCTTCCCCCTTTGGGCAGCGAAGCCGCCCGCCCCCGCTCTGGTCTGGTGCGGGACCCGGTGACGCTGGTCGAGGTCGACCCGATGGGTCGGGCGACCGAAACCGACGAACGCTCGCAACATGGCGACATCGGACCGACGACGGTGTTCGACGGCAAGCGGCGGCTGACCGTGCGGGCGACCCGCACCACGATCGACGCGCTGGAAGCCTCGGGCCTGATCACCCCGGCGGAAGCCGCGGCCGGTGTCGACTTCGCCGATCACTTCCAGCGGGGCGCGCTGGACCCGCTGGGGTCGTCGCTGGGACGTGACGAAGTAAGGGGCGGCGACAGTAAGGTCGGACATATCACCGAAGCGGCCCGCGCATCGCGTGCGGTCGTCGAAGATGTCGTCGACATGCTGGGCGGATACGAGTCGCGGGGTGCGCGGGCGATCCTCGACGTCTGCGGTCTGTCGATGTCGATCAGGGAACACGTCGCCAAACAGCGCGCGATCGAGGGGACCGGGCGGTATCAGATTGATATGGCAAGGGGAATTATCCCTTTATCTTTGGCGATCATGGCGCGGCGGCTGCGCCTGAACAATGATCGGAAGAAATCCGCTTGACAGCGTCCGTACAGATACTTAGCTTTCTCGACAGTCCTGATCCCTGCGCCCGCCCCCCCGGGCGAACGTTTGGCTTTAAGGGGATTTCATGCCGATCCGTCCCCCTCGCATATGCCGCGCGCCCGGGTGTGGGAAGACAACGCCCGACGGCGGATATTGCGCGGGCTGCGATGCGGTCCGCCGCAAGCGGGTCGCGGCAAGTCGGCCGACCGCCGCCGGTCGCGGATATGACGGAAGATGGGCGAAGGCGCGGATCGGGTTTCTTCGGAAACATCCGCTCTGCAGATCCTGCGATGATCTGGGGGTGACCACGGCGGCAACCGTCGTCGACCACGTCACCCCGCACAAGGGCGACAAGGTGCTGTTCTGGGATCGGTTGAACTGGCAAGCGCTCTGCAAGCGATGCCACGACCGCAAGACCGCCTTCGAAAGCCGGTTCGGCCGCGCGCCTTCGCCGACGACCCCCGGCCGGGTTACGGATGTCCCCATCAGTGCCCTACCGATAGAAGTTGACGATATGCCCTAAGTGTCACCCCACTGTAACCCCTGGCGTAACCCCCTAAGCATCTGAAGTTAATGGTGTAATGGGCGCTGGGAACAGTGGGAACGGTTGGGACGGTAATAGAGACCTATTACATGTGTGCGCGCACGCGTAGTCCAATCTCTCTATTCTTCTGTAACCCCTGTAACCTCTTAATATAATTTCATATAAATCAATATATTAAGAGGTTACAGACGGGGTGACAGCGGCAAATAAGGTGTCACCCCACTGTCACCCCCCTCAAACGAGATGGACTCCGAAGGGAGGGGGGGTCAAATCACTGGCGATCGCCCGACCTGGGACCGTGTGTGGGGTCACATTTTTCCCGGCGCGAAATGGCGCGGAACTTTTTTTTTGTCGGAGTGGAGGTTTAACCCATGGCTGGACGGCGCCCCAAGCCCGCGGCCTTGCGGGAAGCCCAAGGCAACCCCGGCCGCCGGCCGATCGCCGCATCCGATGCGGATCCGGTTGAAGCCGAAGCCGCTGACGCGGCGACCGGTGCGCCGACCTTGCCGAGCGTGGCAAGCGACGCGGTCCCCGAAGAACTTGTCGACACCCCGGACGCGGTCGCGGCCTGGAAGCTGACCGCCCCGGCCCTTGCCCGGATGCGGATCTTCCGCGAAACCGACCGGAACGGGCTGATCCGATACTGCCTGAAACTCGCGCAATACAACCGGGTCCGGCTGGATCTGGCATCGCCGAAGGAACAGGGGGGCGGGGAGGTCTATCAGACCGACACCAATCACGGCAAAATGTGGCGGATCAACCCGCGCTTCCAGGTTCTGGAACGGATCGAGCGATCGCTTATCGAGTATGAAGACCGCTACGGGCTGAACCCGATGTCCCGTCAGCGGATCCTTGCGGCCTATGCAAGCGGTCAAGCCGCCTTGCCGCTGAACAATCCAAACCAACAGCCGACCGCCCCCGCCGGTCCCGCGTCAGATAAAGCGCACCCGCCGGGCCGATCGCGTCCGGTTGTGGGGGCGCTGCGCAGTGCTGTCCACTAAAGACCCGACCCTTCCCGGCGCTTGGTTCGATGATGCGGCCGCCGATGTGGCGTGCGCCTGGATCGAGACGAACTGTCGTCACACCGAAGGGCGCTGGTTTAACAAGCCATTCATCCTGTCGCCCTGGCAACGCGACATCGTCCGGCAGATCTTCGGATGGAAGCGGCCGAACGGGTTCCGGGTCTACCGCGAAGCGTGGCTGGAAATCGCCCGGAAAAACGGCAAGTCTGAATTCGGTGCGGCGATCGCGCTGCTGTTGATGGTCGCCGAAGGCGAACCCGCCGGTCAAGTCTACTCGATCGCGGGGTCCGACTCGCAAGCCCGGATCGTGTGGTCGAAGGCGTCGATCATGGTCGCACTGTCGCCTGAGTTGTCCGAATCGGTCGAGACGTTCAGGACATCGCTGTATTGCCCGGAGATTCTTAGCAAATATGCGCCGCTGTCGGGGTCGCCCCGGAATAAACACGGGCTGTCCGCGTCTGGCGTGATCGGTGACGAAGTCCACGAATGGACGAACCGCGAAGCCTATGACGCGGTCCGAACGTCGACCGCCGCCCGCGATCAGCCGCTGGCGGTCTACATCACGACCGCGGGCATGTACGGCCTGGGGCTTGCGTGGCAGTTGCACGACTACGCGGTCAAGGTCTGCCAAGGGGTGATCGACGACCCGGGCCTGTTCGTCGTGATCTTCGCGGCCGACATCGAAGACGATTGGGAAGACCCGAAGGTCTGGGCGAAGGCAAACCCGAACCTGGGCATATCGCCGACGTGGGAATACTTCGAAGCTGAATTCGCCAAGGCGAAAGCGTCGCTCGCTTATGAAAACGTCTTCCGGCGGCTGCACCTGAACCAATGGACCGAGTCCGTCACGAAATGGCTGGATCTGATCCAATGGGACAAGGGCAAGGACCCGTTCGATCCGTCGGTCCTGAAAGGAAAGCGCTGCTGGGGCGGCCTCGATCTTGCCCGGGTCAAGGATCTGTCGGCGCTCTGTCTGGCCTTCCCGCCGGAAGAAACCCCCTGGAACTGCTGGGCGGTGCTGGTCTGGTATTGGCTTCCCGAAGACAATATGGGTGCCCGCGTCGAATACGATCGGGTACCTTACGATCAATGGATCAAGGCGGGCTGGATCAGTACCACGCCCGGCAATACGACCGATTTCACGTTCCTGGGCGACGACATCATCCGTCTGGCGGGCGATTTCGACCTGCAGGAACTGGCCTACGACCGCACCTTCGCGGGTGAGTTGGTGACCAAGCTGACCGACGAAGGGATCCCGCTGGTCGAACACGGTCAAGGGTTCCTGTCGATGGCGGCGCCGACCGCGGAAGTGGAACGGATCGTCCTGGGCGGCAAGCTGCGGCACGGCGGCAACCCGGTCTTGCGCTGGAACGCGGCGAACACGGTGGTCCGACAGGACCCGGCGGGCAACCTGAAACCCGACAAGGAAAAGTCGATCGAGCGGATCGACGGCACGGTCGCGATGATCATGGCGATCGGTCGCGGCGGGGTTCGGGTCAAACCGAAGAAGATCAGCGGAGAGGTTTACGCGCTATGAAACTCTGGCCTTTCCTCCGTCGATCCGCCCCCGCACCCGAAGCCCGGTCGTTCGAGAATCCGAGCGTATCTCTGAACGACGCAGCCGGGATCCGGAACCTGTTCGGCGTGGTCGCATCATCGTCTGGGGTCAATGTCACAATTGAAAACGCGATCGGGATCCCCGCGGTTCTGCAAGCGGTCCGGCTGATCTCTGAGACGATCGGAACGCTTCCGGTGTCCGTCGTCAGAGGACGCGGTGCGAACGCGACCCCGATCGAGGCGCACCATCTGGAACGGCTGCTGACCCTGGAACCGAATCCCTGGAACACCGCCGCGCAGTTCTATTCGACCGCCCTGGTCTTCGCGCTGCTGTGGGGCAACGGGTATATCTCGATCGAGCGGGACGGATCCGGCAAGCCGACCGGGCTGTATCTGGTCGAACCCTGGACAATCGCGCCGGATCTGCGATCGCCGACCCCGTCCTATATCTGGCGGAATTTGAGCGGGCAACAGATCCGGATCCCCGGCGAAAACATCATCCATATTTCGGGCGTGTCTCTGACCCCGAAGTCGGGCTTGCCGCTGATCAGTGCCGCCCGGAACAGCCTGGGCGCGGGCATCGCGCAGATCGATTTCACCGGCCGGTTCTATTCCAACAGCGCGACCCCGCCGTTCGTCGTCGAAACCCCGATCGAAATGGACGAAGAACAGGCGGCGATCATGCGCCGCAACCTTGCCGAAAAGGCGACCGGCCTGGGAAACGCGTTCAAGATGCTGTTCTTGCCCCAAGGGGTGACCGTCAAAGAAATGCAGATGTCGCTTCGCGACGCGCAGTTCATAGAGGCGGCCCGCCATACGATCGGCGAAGTCTCGCGAATCTTCAACGTCCCGCCCGACATGCTGTTCGATCTGGAACGGGCGACTCTTAGCAATATCGAACACCAGACGATCAGGTTCGTCCGCCATACGATCCGCCCTTGGGTCGTCAAGCTGGAACAGGAATTCGAACGCAAGCTGTTCAAGGCGGGGATCCGCGCCGAATTCGACATGGACGGTCTGATGCGCGGCGACTTCAAGTCCCGCGCCGAAGGTTACAACCTGGGCATCAGCGCGGGATGGATGACCCGCAACGAAGCCCGCGCGAAGGAATCGATGCCGCGGCTTGACGGCCTCGACGACCCGCTGGTCCCGCTGAACATGGGGGACGTCGGCGGCGACGAACAAACCCCGCCGGTCCCCGCCCCAGCCGCCCCCGCCCCAATCGATGACAGTGAGGTCTGAGCCATGCCCAACACAAGCGCCCCGGTGATCCGCCGACAGATCAACATGGACGAAATCGAGGTCCGCGCCGATGACGCGGCCGTCGGCACGCTGGAGGGATATGCGTCGCTCTTTGGGGTCCGGGCCGATCTCGGCTGGTTCACCGAAGAAATCAAACCGGGCGCGTTCGCGGCCTCGATCACGACGGACGATCAGCGCGCGCTGTTCAACCACGACACCGGTCTGGTTCTGGGCCGCCGGTCGGCCGGGACCCTGCGCCTGTTGGAAGACAGCCGCGGGCTGCAGTTCGAAATCGATCTTCCGGATACCCAAGTCGCCCGCGATCTGGCGGTCAGCGTCGGCCGCGGCGACATTCGCGAAATGTCCTTTGGCTTCCGGGTCAAGGTCGATCGCTGGGACGCATCGGGCGACATCGAACATCGCACGATCGAAGAAGTCGAACTTCTGGAAATCTCCCCCGTCACCTTCCCGGCCTACACCGAAACATCGGTCGGGCTGCGCTCGGCTGATCAGGTCGAGGCGGAAGCGTCGCTTGTCGCCTTCCGCGATCATCTGGCGATCCCCGCCCGACAGATCCGCCGGTCCATGAAATCCCGTCTGATCGGATCGCTGGGCGCCTGACCCCGGTCTGAAATCTCTTTTCGGGGCGCCGCTCCGGAAATCGCGCCGATCACCCCATGCGGGGCGGTCGGTTTTTTTACATCCGCAACAAAGGAGTCTACTCATGGCTTACGCGGAATTGAAGGATCTACGCGAGCGGCGTGCAAAAGTCGCCGAAGACGCAAAAGCCGAACTGGCGAAGATCACCGACAAGACGACCGAATCGGAGGCGGCCGAAATCGAAGCCCGCTTTGATGCGATCATGGTCGAGGTCGACGCCATGGCGCCGAAGATCGCCCGGCTGGAAAAGCTGGACGGCGTGACCCGCACGGTCAACCGGACGGTGTCCGATCCGGTCCCCGGTCGGGATCCGGCCGAAGACATGCCGGCCGAAGCCCGGACCGCCGAATATGCCGAAGTCTTCGAGGTGTACGCCCGCGAAGGTCGGGCCGCACTCGATCGCGATCAGATCGCGGTTCTGCGATCCGGGTATCAGTCGGTCGAAGCCCGCGCGCAGACCACCACGACCACGGCGGGCGGGTTCACCATCCCCGAAGGGTTCGGCGGAACGCTGTTCCAGGCGGTCGCCGATTATGGCGGCGTTCGTCCGGCGGCGACGGTGATGTCGACCGCGTCGGGCAACGCGATGCCGTTCCCGACCCTGGACGATACGTCGAATGCGTCGGTCCTGGTGTCTGAGGGATCGACGACGACCGCGACCGATATGGTCTTCGGATCGAAGACCTTAAACGCGTACACCTTCCGGACCATGGCGACCGCGTCGTTCGAATTGCTGCAAGACACCGCGATCGCTCTGGATCAGGTGATCGGCACCACCTTCGCGCAGCGGCTGTTCCTTGGGACCAATGCCTATTTCACGACCGGAACCGGATCCAATCAGCCGAACGGAATCGTCACCGCATCGGCCGAAGGTGTGGCGACGGCCGGGGTCGCGATCGATTTCGACAACCTGATCGATCTGGAACACTCGGTCAAACAGGCGCACCGCCGGAACGCGTCCTATATGTTCCACGACAGCACCCTGAAGGCGCTGCGGAAACTGAAGGACAACGACGGGCAATATCTCTGGCAAGCGTCCCGCGTGATGGGCGAGCCGGATATGTTGAACGGCCGTCCGTACACGATCAACGACGACATGGCCGAAATCGGCCCGCTGGCGAAATCGGTCCTGTTCGGCGATCTGTCGCGCTACATGATCCGCGATGTCTCCAATCCTCTGATGATGCGGTTAGAAGAACGCTTCGCGGATTCCGGCCTTGTCGGTTTCATCATGTTCAGCCGCCACGACGGCGAACTGATGACCGCCGCCGCCACGACCTACAACCCGGTCAAACATCTGATCAACGCGTCGGCCTGATCGCCGACCTGATCCAGCGGGGTCGCCTTCGGGCGGCCCCGTTCCTTGCGACCTGATGATCGGAGTCCCGATGCTGATCAACATGAAGACATCGATCGCGCGGCGCGGGGAAACCCTGGAAGCCGGGCGCAATTACGACATGAGCGACCACGAAGCGGGCCGCCTGATCGCGTGCGGATATGCTGTTGCCGCCGATCGGCCGTCGTCCGAACCCGCCCGCACCCGCGGCCCCGATGGCGATCGCGGCGGGCTGTTCGAAGTCAAGACCAGACCGGGGGCGCCGGAAACCCGGCCCGCCCCCCGCAACCGGCGCACCCGCGCCAAGGGGTGACCGATGGATCTGCGCGCAACGACGACCATCATCACCGACCCAGCCGCTGAACCGGTGACCCTTGCCGAACTGAAAGATCATCTTCGGATCGAGGTCGCCGACGAAGACGATTTTCTCGACGCGCTGATCACCGCGGCCCGCGAATGGGTCGAGGGCTGGACCGGCCGCGCGTTCGTCACCCGAACCCTGGAAACCCGGCTTGACCGGTTCCCGGTCGCCTTCGACCCGGTGTCGCTCGATTACATCGCCCCCGGACAGGCGGCCCCGAAAACCATCGATCTTCCGGTCGGCCCGGTGCGGTCGGTGACGTCAATCACATATATCGCGGGCGACGGCACGCTGACGACCTGGGCGTCGTCGGGGTATCAGGTCGACACGGTGTCGCCGATCGCAAGGATCGCGCCCGCCTTCGGGTCGTACTATCCCGCGACCCGTCACGGCGACTTCGGCGCGGTGCGGATCCTATACGAAGCCGGATATGCGCCGGGCGACGGGTCCCCGGCCGACTACGCGGAGAATGTCCCGAAGCGGGTCAAACAGGCGATCAAGCTGCTGGCGGGGCATTGGGAAGCGAACCGGACCGCGGTTCTGACCGGAACGATTTCGAAAGAAGTCGAATTCAGTCTGGCGTCGATCCTCTGGTCGCTGCGCACCCGTGCCAATTAACGCGGCATCGATCGCGGTCCCGCGTCTCTGGCGGGGGGCGACCGTCGCGATCCTGGGCGGCGGTCCTAGCCTGACCTTATCCGCGATCGTCGAGGTCCGGCGCCGCGGCTGGCAGATTATCGCGATCAATAACGCCTACACCATCGCCCCCGATGCCGATCTGTTGTGGTGGTGCGATCGGAACTGGTTCGAACTACATCAGGCGCGGCCCGCGTTCAAAGCCTTCGGAGGGATCCGCGCGACCCTGGAAAACCCGGGATTGCCCGCCGATTATCATCTGGCGAATACCGGCCCCGACGGGATCGAGGTCGACCCGCGCGGGGTGCGGACGGGGACGAATTCGGCGCATCAGACGATCAACCTGTCGTGTCACCTGGGCGCGGCCCGGATCGTGCTGTTCGGGATCGACGGGTCGTATGATGCGGGCGGCCGGTCACACTGGCACGGCGGACACCCGTTCCCGCACAAGGAAGGGTACTATGCCGAAAAGATGATCCCGCTTTTGCGCACCGCGGTCGCCCCGCTTGCCGATCTGGGGGTCGAAGTGATCAACGCAAACCCGAATTCGAAGGTCGACGCCTTCCGTCGGATGTCGCTGGACCGGATCCCGGTCTGATGCCGCGCAAGGCGATCGCCTGGGTTCTGATCCATTCGAAGGTGCTGACCCGGATCGATGCGTTCGAAGCCGGGTTCCGCCGCTGCGGATACGATGTCAGCCGCCGGACCCCGCACAATATCCAAGCCGACGACGCGCTGGTGATCTGGAACCGCTTCGGCAATGGCGCCCGCTTCGCCGAAGCCTTCGATGCGATCGGCGCCCCGGTGCTGATCGTTGAAAACGGATATGTGCCGCACCCGTCGGGGGCGGATACGCTTGCGGCGGCGTGGTCGCGACATCTGGGCGCCGGGATCTGGCCCGAAGGCGGCCCCGATCGCTGGGACCGCTGGGGGGTCGCTCTGTCGCCCTGGCAAGGCCGCGACCCGGGCGCCCCGATCCTGTTGGCGCCGCAACGCGGGATAGGTCCCGCCGACACCGCGCCGCCGTCCGATTGGATCCGGCGGACGACCGACTATCTGAAAGCCCGCACCGACCGGCCGATCCGGGTCCGACCGCATCCCGGCGCAACCAAACCGGCCCGCCCGCTGTCCGACGATCTGAGCGAAGCCGCGGCCGTCGCGGTTCACGCGTCGCGGGTCGGGATCGAAGCGCTGATCGCGGGCGTTCCCGTCCTTTCGACGTGGCCGCACTGGATCGGGGCGTCGGCATCGTCGGCCCTCTGGTCCGACCCGCTTCCGCGCCCGGACCGGCTGGCAATGCTTCAACGTCTCGCCTGGGCGCAATGGACGGTCGAGGAAATCGCGAATGGTCCCGCAATCGCCCGGCTTCTACATTGCGCCCCGGAAGGGCTTCGGCCGCCGGATCTGTGAGCGGTTCGCGCAAGTGGCGGGCGGCCGGGTTCTGGGCGCCCCGCCGAAACTGGATCCGCGACACCTTCCCGCGTTCTGGGGGGTCGATCACACCACGACCGCCCTGTTCGCCGCCGCCCGATCGGGCGGTCGGTTTCTGTATCTTGATCACTGTTACTTCGGCCCCCGCCGCGCACATATCCGCATTACCTGGGATCGGATCCAGCACCCCGGCACCGGCCGCGGTGATCCGGATCGGTTCCGTCGCCTGGGGATCCCGATCGAGCCATGGCGCGGGTCGGGCGGTCATATCGTCATCGCGCCGCCCGGCGATCCGTATCTTTCGGCGACCGGTGCGGGGTTCACGTCCGACGCCTGGGGTCGGCGGGTCAAGGCGCAGATCTACGCGCAGACCGACCGGCCGTTCGTCTATCGCTTCAAGCCGACCGAAGCGCAACCGGGTCGACCGCTGCGCTGCGATCTGGCGGGCGCGCATTGCCTGATCACACATCTGTCGGCGACCGCGATCGAAGCTGCTTTGATGGGGATCCCGGTGTTCGTCACCGCGCCCGATGCGGCGGCGGCCCCGGTGGCGGCGGATCTCTGGTCCGGCGATCTGGAACGCCCCCGCACCGATGTCGACCGGGAAATCTGGGCGGCCGTGCTGGCGGCTAATCAATGGACGCAAGACGAAATAGCAAGCGGCCGCGCCGGGTCTGATCTGAGGGCAAGCGATGGGGATCGGCGATGAAATCATGGCGATCGGGCAAGCCCGCGCCGCGGGTGCGACCCCCGACCGCCGTGCGGTTGTGCTGGATCGCTCCGGGTTCGCGCGGTGGCATCCGCAATTCAATGGGGTTCCGTTCCTGGCAAAGTCGGCCGACGGCGCCGATCTGTCGGTTCTGAACGGCCCGGGGGCGCGGCCTTATGTGGATTATGCCCGCACGACGTCGGACCGCTGGGCGTATACCGAATGGTCCGCGTCGGTCGGTGTGATCCCCGGGATCCGCTGGGTCGGCGGCCGCCGCGGCGATGCGCCGACGGTCCTGATCGAGCCGACGATAAAGCCGAACGCGTCCCCGAATAAGCAATGGGGGCGGGCGCGCTGGGAAAAGCTGGTCGCCTTGTGCGGCCGGTCGGTTCTGTTTCTGCAATGTGGGGCGGATCCGCGCGAAGCGATCGACGGGGTCCGGTTCTGTCAGACCCGCGACTTCGCGGCTGCGGTCAAGGTGATGGCACGCTGCGATGCGGCGATCTTGCCCGAAGGCGGCTTGCACCACGCGGCCGCCGCGATCGGGTCCCCGGCGGTCGTGCTGTTCGGCGCGATGACCCGTCCGCAAAACACCGGATACCCGGCGCACCTGAACCTTGCGGTCGACGACCCGGAGGCAACCGGATGGCGGATCCCTCACCCCGCCTGTTCCGCCGCCTGGGCGGCGATCACCCCTTCGGTCGTGGCGGACAGCCTCGACCGGATCCTGAACCCGAACAGATAGGCTTCCCGATGCCGAAAGTCTCAATTCATCCCGGCACCCCGCCCGGCGCCAAACTGCATCGCGGCGTATGGCTTCCCGAAACCGAAACCCATTTCGTCAAGATGATGGATCCGAGCGGGAAGCGGTATGCGGAACTGCCCGACGGTCGTGCGACCTATCAGCGGCACAAATATCTTGCCGCGCTGGGGTTCGTCAAAGATCCGAAGATCTTTGTCGACATCGGCGCGCATGTCGGTCTGTGGGCGTATCAGGCGGAACGCGACTTCGACATGATCATCAGCTTCGAGCCTGTCGAGGATTTCCGCGAAATCTATCCCTTCAACATGCGCACGACCAATTGGGAATGCTACCCGTGCGCGCTGGGATCCGCCGAAGGATCCGTCGCCCTGACCGTCAACCCGACCGACACCGGATGCACTCATATCACCGGGGACGGCGACGTTCCGGTCCGGACTCTGGACAGCTTCGAATTCAGCCGGATCGATCTGATCAAGATCGACGTCGAGGGCTTCGAACGCCATGTCGTCGAGGGCGCCCGGGAAACGCTGTTGCGCACCCGTCCGGTCGTGGTTGTCGAACAGAAAGGGAATGATGCCACCAATTTCGGGGAAGACCGCGACGGTGCAGTCGATTTCCTGAAATCCGAAATCGGCATGGTCCCGCTGACGAACCCGTTGGCGGGCGATTGGATCATGGGCTGGGCGACCTGATGGCCCCGTTCCGCGTCTTTATCGGATACGATCCGCGCGACGACCTGGCCTATCGGGCGGCGGTCGCGTCGCTGCACAATCGCGCATCGATCCCGATCGAAATCATCGGGATCCGCGACCCCGGCCTTCGGATCGGCGGCGATTACTGGCGGCCGTATGTGGTCGAGGAAAACGGACAGATGATCGACAGCGGCGACGGCCGTCCGTTTTCGACGCAGTTCGCGTTCACCCGGTTTCTGACCCCGCACCTTGCCCGCAAGCTGGGCGCGGATCCGTATGACTGGTGTCTGTTCACCGATGCCGATGTTCTCTGGCAAGCCGACATCGCCGATCTGCTGGAAGACCTTGAAGAGTTCGACACGGACATCGCCGCGGCTTGCGTGAAACACGAGTGGCAACCGGTCGACGACGTCAAAATGGGCGGGCTGTCACAAGTCGGATATGCCCGGAAGAACTGGTCTTCGGTGATCGCGTTTCGAACGCGGGTCGCTGACACGCTCACCCCGCATTATGTCAGCACCGCATCCGGTCAAGCGCTGCATTCCTTCGCCTGGATCCCCGACGCCAATCTGGGCGCGCTCGATCCCCGTTGGAATTGGCTGGAACCGTCAAGCGATTGGGCGGTCGACCGGGCGCTGTTGCACTACACCCGCGGCACCCCCGACCTGATGCCGACCGCCGGGCTGATCGATCAAGCGGAATGGTGGTCTGCGGTCCGCGCCTTCCGCGGTGACATGGAGGTCTTGCCATGCAGTCGGGAAGCCTGAATCAGCGCATCCGCTTCGAAGCCGAGACGGTCGGCGACGACGGCATGGGCGGCGGCGCGTCAAGCTGGGCGGAGTTCGTCACGGTCTGGGGCGCGGTGCGGCCGCTGTCCGGTCGCGAGCGGACCCAAGCCGATCAGGTCGAGGCGCCCGCGAATTACGAATTCACCATCCGCCGCCGGTCGGATCTGACCGAAGCGCTGCGGATCAGTTGGGCGGGGGATCTGTTCAATATCCGGTTTATCGCCCTTCCCGATCCCCGGTCGCTGACCATGACGATCACCGCCGAACGGGCGGTCGCGACATGACCCGGCGCCGGTCGGGCTTCGGCGGGGTGAATAAGCTGCGCCGCACCTTGCGGCGCCTGGATCCCGAAATCCTTAAAGGGGTTCAGGATGTCGTGACCAAGGGGGCGGAACGCATCGCCGCCGATGCGCGGTCGATCGTTCCGGTCGATAGCGGCGATCTGCAGTCCGCGATCGGCGTGCGGCTGGGCCGCGACCGGCTGACCGCCGACATCGGCATTTCGCCCGGCGGCGGCAAGAAACGCGCCGCCGCGCGGTCGGATCTGTTCTATGCTCGGTTCGTCGAATTGGGGACCAAGGGCGGCCCGAACTATCCGGCCCGCCCGGCGCGGCCGTTCATGGGTCCGGCCTTTGATCAGAACGAAAAACAGATCACCGCCGATCTGCGCGAAGCGATCACCAAGGCGGTGAAAGCGACATCCGGGGGCAACCGATGACGGATCCGGTCGAGGCGACCCAGACGGCCCTATATCAGACTCTTTCGGCCGCGCTGTCGGTGTCGGTCTATGACCGCGTCCCGAAGGGGGCGGCGAAACCTTATGTCGTGATCGAGCGATCCGACGCGTCGCCCGACGACCCGGTCGCGTCCCGCCGCGACATCCGGTTCTTCTACCTGTCGATCTGGTCGGAATACCCGGGGCAAAAGGAAATCATCGGGATCCAGGCGCAGATCGACGCGGCGCTGCACAATGCGCGGCCCGCGATGACGTCCGGGCGATGGGTCAATTCCAAGGTGATCCGCAAGTCGACCCAACGCGACATCGACGGCGAGACCTTTATGGGTCAAGTGACCGTCGAGGTCCGCACCGAACATTAATCCCCGCGACGGGGTCCCGCCGGGCGAAGCCCGGCATCCATACGCCAAGGAGGTTTTAGCTATGGCGATTCAAACGGCCGCGGGCGCGAAGGTCTATATCGGACCGGCAAACGCTGTTGCGAACGACGAAGCCGCATATGATGCGCTTTCGTACACCCTGATCGGTGAAGTCGAAGACATCGGCGAATTCGGCGATCAGTTTTCGGAAATCACTTTCACCGCGATTTCCGACCGCCGGGTCCGCAAGCTGAAAGGATCGAAGGACGCGGGGACTCTCCCGCTGACCCTTGGGTTCGACCCGGCCGACGGCGGACAGGCGGCATACAATACCGCGGTGTCGTCCGATCTGGATTATGCGTTCCGGATCGAGTTGAACGACGGCACGGAATCCGGATCCCCGGCCCGGCCGACGACCTTCTACATGCGCGGTCTTGCGATGGGCCGCCGGGTCGCGATCGGCAACGCTGAAAGCGTGGTCCGCGCGAACGCGTCGATCGGTATCAATTCCGACGTCATCGAGATCACCGCAATCTAATCCGGTTTCCGGCCGGAACGGCGGTCACGCGTGCGGGAACGCGTGGCCGCCACCTTCCCGAATTCCCGCATCCCGCAAACAAGGAATGTCCCGCCATGAGTAAAGCAACAGCAAACGCCAAGACCAAGCCGGTTGAAGTACGCCTGGATCTTGGCGAAGAAGTCTATTTTCTGGTCCCGACTCTGTCGGCGATCAAGAAGATCAATCGACAGTTCGGCAACCTGCAGAACTGTTTCACGAAGCTGCGCGGCATGGATTTCGTCTCGATGGTCTACATCGCGCAAGTCGGGTCTGATGCCCGCGGCGATTACGGCAAGGAATTGGAAAACCAGATCTATCGCGCCGGGCTTGCCGAAGCGATCGGCCCGCTGATCGAGTATGTCGGGATCCTGATCAATGGCGGCCGTCCGCTGGAAGACGCGCCGATCGATCGCGACGACGACGAGGGCGGGCCGGAGGGAAAGGGATAAGCCTGGAAGATTACTATATTGAGATCTTCCAGATCGCGACCGGCGCGCTGGGGTGGACCCCGGATGTCGCCGAGGCGACCCCGATCTATCAGATCCTCCAAGCCTATGACGGCCTGATCGCGTGGACGAAAGCGTCCACGCCCGGCGCGGCTGACGACAAGCGACCGGCGCGGTCGAAGGGAAAGCGCAAAACCCCGCCGCCGGATAAGACCCCGACGGTCGTCAAGCCGAAGACTCAATCGAACCGACAGGATGTCGCCCGCGGTCTGGGCGATTTTCTGCGGTCCCGTAAATCCCCCAAGCGATAAGGCGGCCCGATGGCAACAGTCGAAGAACTGCTGGTCCGCATCGACGCGTCGACGGAATCCCTGCGCCGCGAATTGAAGCGGGCCGAAAAGGGTGTCGACGAAAGTCAGAAGAAGATCGACCGGTCGCTGGGGCGGATCGACAAGCGCTTCGCATCCATGGGCGCGGCCGTGACCAAGGTCACCCGCGCCCTGGGTCCGCTGGGCGCGGCCCTGTCGGTCGGTGCGATGACGCGGTTTGCGTCGCAAACCCTGAAGACCGGCGACGCCTTGGCGAAGACCGCCGACAAGCTGGGTCTGACGATCGAAGGGCTGCAGGAACTGCGCTTCGCGGCCGAGCGGACCGGCGTCGCGTCGGGGACCCTCGACATGGCGATGCAGCGGTTTACCCGCCGATTGGGGGAAGCCGCGAACGGGACCGGTGAACTGCAAGGAACGCTGACCCGCTACAACATCGCGGTGCGGGATTCGAACGGCAACCTGCGATCGAGCGAAGCGGTTCTGGGCGATCTTGCCGAAGCGATCAAGAATGCCGGGACCCAACAGGAACGCTTGGGCATCGCCTTCAAGGCGTTCGACAGCGAAGGCGCGGCCTTGGCTGTCACCTTGCGGAAGGGGCGCGACGGCCTCGACGCGCTGCGCCAATCGGCCCGCGACGCGGGTGCGGTTATGTCGACCGACACGGTGCGGGCGGCCGAAGCCGCGAATGACGCGCTGGCGGTCATCGGGGAAACCGTTTCGACGGCGGTGTCGAACGCGTTCATCATCGCGACCGCGAACGTCCTGGCGTTCTTTGGGGTGATTTCGCAGTTCGACCTGATCGCCGATAAGGCGGAGCGTCTGGCCGAAATGGAAACCCGGATCGCTAGTCTCACGGCGAAGCTGTCGGAAGACCGCGTTCACAATCGCATGGGGTTGAGCCGCGAACTTGACGAATTGACCGCATCGGCGGCCGATCTGAAAGCCGAACTTGAAGATCTGGCGAAGCCGGGCGGCGGCGGCGGCAACGGCGGCGCGCTGGACGATTTCAACGATGCGGTTGAAAAGGCGTTTCTCGGACTGGAAAAACAGAACGTCGCGGTTCAGAACGCGGTTCTGACCTTCGGGCAATCCGAAGGGGCGATCGCGCGGGTCAAGGCGGAACAGGAATTTCTGAACATCGCCCGTGAGCACGGGACCGTTCTGATCGAACAGCACAAGGACCGGCTGCGCGAACTGCTGGACGAATACGAACGCAACGTCGACGAAGCCGAAAAGGTCGAGGCGGCGGAAACCGCAGCGAACAAGGTGCGCGAAGACGCAGCCAAGGCGGCGGAAAAGGCGGCCGAAGCGACCAAGGAATATAACGACAAGCTGGCGGAATTCCGGGCCGAGCCATTCCTGAACGCGCTGCGCGATATGCAGACCCTGTTGACCGATAAGATCGAGTCGGCGCTGTCTGGGTCGCTGGATAGTCTCGACGATTGGGCGGATGCGTTCCTGTCGATCGTCCGGCGCTTGGCCGCGAACCTGTTCGCGCAACAGTTGATCATTCCTATCATGTCCGCGGGCGCGGGCGCTTTCGGGATCAGCGCGTCGTCGGCCTTTGGCTTGCCGCAAAACCCGAACGGCGGGGCGGGTGGGATGGCGGGCGGTATTCCGGGCGGAATCAACCTTTCCGATCTGGCGTCGCTGTTCACTGGCGGCACGACCGGCGGCGGGTATTCCCTGATCGGTGCGGGCGGCGGCACGCTGGGGACGACGCTGTTCGGCCCGGCGACGGCGGGCGCGGTGCCTTACGGCACCGGGACGGCGCTGATCGGCGGCGGTATGTTCGGGTCGAACGCGGTGCTGCAGGGGGCGTTCAACAATCTGTCGAACCCGCTGAACGGTCCGGCCGGGTTCGCGGGCAATTTCCTCGCATCGCAGTTTCTGGAACAGTCGACCGGATCCAGCATCGGCGGCACGATCGGCGGCATCGCGGGTGGTGCGGCCTTCGGCCCGGTCGGCGCGTTCCTGGGTGCCGCGGCCGGGAATTTCATCGGCGGACAGTTCGGCACCAATCCGGCGTCGGTCGGCCCGACCGGGGTCGCGATCACAAGCGACATTTTTCGCGACGGTCTGCCCGACATGCTGACCGGTGTCGACAATGGCGGCGACGCGACCGCCGCCGTGATGGCGCTGGAAGCGATCAATTCGGCGGTGGTGTCGCTGACCGACGACCTTCCCGACGCGGTCCGCGCGACCGGTCTGTTCGGCCTGGATGTCAGCTATTACCCGAACCCGGAACCCGGAAGCGACGGCGACCGGTCGGCCGGGTTCGGGCTGAACGAAATGATCGACGGCGTCAAACGCGAGTTAAATATTTCCGGGCTGTCGGGCGACGAAGTGCTGTTCGAAGGGGTCAAGCGGACGCTGGAAAACGCGTTCGAAAGCCTGGGCGATTCCCGGCTGGATCTGGCCTTGGAGAACACCGCCGCCGAAACGCTGGAAGACCTGCTGGAAGATCTGAACTTCGCGCAGACGATCGCGGATTTCGTGAACGGTGTCGAAGCCGATGCGCCGCTGACCGCGGTCGAACAGGCGTTCGAAAATTTGTCCGATGCGATGGCCGACGGGATCGATAAGGCGGAAGATCTGGGTCTGTCGGTGCAAGAGACGACCAACTATTTCAACAGCCTGTCGGATGCACTGTCCGAAGATGTTCAAGCCGGGTTCGACGAAGCGATCCGGCAATCGACCGGACAGGGTTTTCTGACGACGGCGGGCGCCCTGCTGGATGCCCGAGATCAGAACAGCCGCGACGCGACCGCCGCGGGTCTGAACCTGAACGATACCGCGGGCGAACTGTTCGACGCGGATTTCAAGAATTTCGTGAACGGTCTGTCGCTGTCCGATCTGGTCACCCTTGCGTCTGACGCGACCGTCGCCGCCGATGCCCATGCGTCCGCGATCGTCCGCAATGAAATCGTGTCTCGATCGGCGGCAGTCGGGATCGAGGCGCTGACCGACAGCTATCGCGAACAGGCAACCGAAGCGCAGCGGCTTGCGACCCAAGCGGCGGGCAATGCGCGCACCCTGCGCGCGGCGGCGGCGGGCTTACGGGTCAATACATCCTTGTCCCCGCTGGGTCCGGAAGCCCTGATGATGGAAGCCCGCGCGCAGTTCGACGCGGCCCTTGCCCTGGCGAACGACGACGATCCGACCGATGCCGAATCCCAGCGCGCGATCGAAGCCCTTCCGGCTTTGGCGCAGAGCGATCTTGAAGCGGCCCGCGCGTTCTATGGCTCGTCTGTCGCATACAACGCTGAATTCGAGCGGGTGCAATCGGCCCTTCTTTCGGTGGCGACCGATCAGGAAACGATCGAGCAACAGCAATTGTCGGCGCTGCGCGCGATCGAAGCGCTTCTGGGGGCGGCGAACGACAACGGCCCGACCTATGTGTCGGCCGGGAATGGGCAATATGTCTCGACCGCTGCAGGTGGATATGCGGCGGGCCTCGATCTGGGTTATGCACCGGACACAAACCTTGCGATCGCAACCGCCCTTCAAGCGGCGGGTATCACCTACACGGGCGCGGGCGAAGGACAGATCAACGCCCTTCGTCAATCGAATTCTCTGGCGAACGACATCATCACCGCGATGGGCTTCGCCGATGGCGGGGCGTTCGCCGCGGGAAATGTGATCCCGTTCGCGAACGGCGGGGTCGTCGATCAGCCGACCATGTTCAGCCTGGGGCTTATGGGCGAAGCCGGACCGGAAGCGATCATGCCGCTGCGCCGCGACGGCCGCGGGCGGCTTGGGGTGTCGGCCGGATCCGGCGGCGAAGGCGGCGCGTCGGTCGCGGTGCTGGCGTCCCAAATCGGGCGGCTGGAAGCCAAGCTGGAACAGATCGCGCAAAACACCGGGCGCACCGCGCGCCGGGGTGATCTGCAGACCGCCGCCCCCCGGCTTCGGGTCGGGGGCGGAAGATGAGCGGTCAGCCGAAGACGATCTGGCTGATCAGTGTCGTCGCCCATGACGGGACAGGCGAGGTCACCTTGCGCTATTCCGACGCGGGATATGTGACCAAGCCCGCCGACACCCCCGCGAATAAGATCTTCGCGCCCCGCATTGTCGACCCCGGGTCGATCAGCCGGTCGATCTTTTCATCTGGGACGACCTTCGGGTCGGTGTCGGTCGGGTATGGTGTCCTGTCTCTGGCAAACCCCGACGGCGCGCTTGACGCGCTTCGGTCCTATGGCTGGGGTCGGTCGGTCAAGATCTATTCGCTGACCGGCCGACAGCCGAAGACCTTGGGGTTCGCGTCGGCGGTGCTGCGCTTTCAGGGGATCGTGAACCATATCGAAGCCGACTTCGACGAAATCCGGCTTGTGCTGCGCGATCAGATGGGTCTGTTGGATGCGCCGCTACAGGATTCGGAATTCGACGGATCGTCGACATCGACGACCGGGATTGAGGGGAACGACAACGTCGAGGGATCCCCGAAGCCCATGGCCTTCGGCGCCCTGTTGCTCAATATAAAACCGGTTCTGGTCAACGCGTCGAAGGAAGTGTCGGCCTGGAATTTCGATCGGGCGGGGGCGACCAAGCCGACCGACACGATCACGGCACTTCGGAACGGCGGCGATACCTATACTCTGTCCGGCACCGATCACGCGGACGAAGCCGCACTGTTCGCGGCGACCGTGACAGCGGCGAACGCGGACACATCGCTTGCGGAAAGCCTGTTCCGGACCAACGGGTCGGTCACCAAGGATCTGACCGCCGACATTTCGGTCGCCCCTGAGGTCACCAATCTGCTGACCTATAGCGAAGACTTGACGGTCTCGCCCTGGAACAACAGCGGGACCGTTACCATGACGGGGGATACGGACACCGCGCCCGACGGAAACGACACCGCCGACACCGTCGAGTCGACAGGTGGACCGGCTGCAAACCGCTATCAGAACGTCACAGTCGCCAATGACTCCCTGGCCCGGACTGTGGCTATGTATGTCAAGCAAGGAACCAGTACCAAGGCGATTTTGCAGCTTGCCTATCTTGGCGGAACAGCGGTCGACACCTACGTCACGCTGACTTTCTCGACCGCAGCGGTGGCGATCAGCGGCGGCGGCGTCGCCAACGTGACGGACCACGGAGTAGAGGTCGTTGGGGATGGCTGGTATCGCATCTGGATCACCACGACAAACAACTCAAGCGGCAACACAACCTGCCGCCTGTCGATAGGTTCCGGCGAAACCGGGAACACGGTTGTCACCTGGGGCGGGATGGTGAACGAAGGCGGGGCCAAGCCCTACATCCCGACCGCGGCCGCGACTGTCACCCGGCGGTGTGAGGCGACCGCGGCCCGGGTCGCCGAAGCAATTCTGGGTGAACACGGATACACGATCGAAGCCGACAGCCTGTTGAAACTCGACGCGGCGATCCCGGCGCTGGTCGGCCTGTATTTCGACCGGCCGGTCACCATTCTGCAAGCCGCGCAATCGGCGCTTGAAAGCGCCGGCGGGTATCTGATCGACGGTGCGGCACCGGGGACCTACCGGGTCGGCCGGTTCAAGGCGCCGACCGGTACGGTCCGCAAGGCGATCACCGAAGACCTGATCCTGGACGAATCCGATATTGCCCTGGAACTTGTGCCGATCGGCGACGATGGCGCTGGGATCCCCGCCTATAAGCTGACGATCGGATATTCCCCGAACTGGTTTCCGCAAGACGGCGACGCGCTGACCGGATCCAGCCAAGCGGATCGACAGAAGTGGTCGGCGCCGGGGCTGTTCACCGATCCCGCGACCGACGTGTCGGTTCAGACCAAACACCCCGAAGCCCGGCAAGAGGTGATCGAAACCGCCCTTTCGGTCGAGGCGGACGCGATCGCCGAACAGACCCGTCGGCTGCTGTTCCTCAAATCCGAGTTGACCCGGTTCAAGGTCCCGCTGACCGCGGCGCAAGCGGTCTGGGACAGCGACGGGGCAACCCCGCTTGCGATCGGCGACCGGGTGACCCTGCAGATGGCGCGGTTCGGCCTGGGGTCGGCGGTGGATTTCGTCGTCATCGGCACCGATCAGCGCTTCGCGGACGACGAAGTCGTTCTGGATCTGATCACTTCAAGCGGATGGTGACCTATGGCCGATAATACGATTCTGGCGTTTCCGAACTATGTGGCGGGGACGGTGGTCGCGACCCCGTCGATCGACGCGTTCGGATCCTGGGAAGCCGATCTTCCGGCCGCAAACATCCTCGACCCACTGCTGTCGGTGGTCGCGCGTTCGACGGACGCGGCGACCGCGTCGACCAAACTGCAGGTTAATCTGGGCGTCGATCGGACGTTCCGGGTGATCGCGATCCCGTCGTCCAACATATCGCTCAACGGTCAGATCAAGGCGACGTGGTTTTCGGATGCGGCCTATTCCGTCGAGGTCGGAACGACCGGATGGGTCGACTATTGGGAAGACGCTTACGAATGGGGGGTCAGACCCTGGGGGACGCCCGACCTGTTCAGCAATAAGTTCAGCGCGGAAGATGTGGCCGGATACCCGGCGGTCTGGGCTTATTTGGCGGCCAATCTTGAGACCGCGCGATATTTTCAGATCGAGGTCGACGACACCGGGAACGCGGACGGCTATGTCGAATTCGGCCGCCTTGTGATCGCGCCCGTGTGGCAATCCACGATCGCGCCGATTGAAGGGCAATCTTCGATCTCCTGGGAAAGCCGGTCCCGCCTCCGCCGGTCGCGGACCGGGGTGTGGTTCATCGACAGTAAGGCGGCGCCGCGGGTGGCGACCTGTTCCTTCCAGCATATTGCCACCGCCGAAGCGTTCACCTATCCCTTCGAAATGGCCCGGCTGCTGGATCGGGGGGGCGAGGTGTTCTTCATCACCGACACGACCGACACCTTCCAGCGGATGCGCCGCTGGTTTCTGGCGAACCTGCGCACCCTTCCCGATCTGACCTATACGAACGGCGGGCGGATGTCCGCGACAATCGAACTAGAGGAGATTCTTTAATGGCGACAGTTACGGTCAACGGGGTCGAGTATGACAGCAACGGGGCTGTCTTCGCGGGCGTCGCTTACAAGGTCGGGATCATCGACTTCGCGTCCGACCTGCTGGCGGACACCACGAAGGCGCTGACGACCACGTCGACCACGTCGGTCGCTGTCGGCACCGGATCGAAGGGGTTCACGATGGCGGCCGCTGTTCCCTTCGGGGTCGGCGCGTTCGTGCTGGTCGCCGACACGTCGGCGCCGACGACGAACTATATGGTCGGACAGGTCACCGCCCGATCGGGGACATCGCTGACCGTCAACGTCACCGCGATCGCGGGATCCGGCACGATCGCCGCCTGGACGATTTCGGTTTCCGGTCCGACCGGCCCCGCCGGGACCCTGTCGGGGACGGCGACCGGTGCGATCAATATGACGGACTATGAGTTCAGCCGCGCGAAATTGAAGGACTATTCCGAGACCCGCGTTCAGGCAAACACCGGAACGACCTACACGATCGACTTGGAAGACGGCAACGTCCACGAACTGACGCTGACGGGAAATGTGACCTACACGTTCAGCAACCCGCCCGCGACGGGAATAAGCGGGTCGTTCACGCTGATTCAGAAACAGGACGGAACGGGAAGCCGAACGGTGACTTGGCCCGCGTCGGTTGATTGGGCGGGCGGTACCGCGCCGACCGTCACGGCGACGGCGTCGGGCGTGGACGTGTTCGCTTTCATCACCGTGGACGGCGGGGCGTCTTGGCTGGGCTTCACCGCCGGGCAGGCGTTCGCATGATCGGGGCAGCCAAGGCGGCGCTTCTAGGTGCTGCGGGAAATGGCGAACCGGCCGCGTTCCTTTACTATTTCGACGAAAACTCGACGACGACCTTCAACGATGAGGTCAGCGCAACCGCGGCGGTTCTGACGGACAGCGGGACCGTTTCGTCGTCGACCAGCGGTGTTCCGTCTGGCGTGACGCGCTGGGTCCGCGTGGGTGCTCCCGGGGCGGGCAAGGGCTTCGACACCCCGGCGGTTATAGACGCGACGGGAGATTTCACAATCGAAATCACGGTCGCGCAAGACGACGTTTCCGCCCAAGGGACAGGTTTGTTTGTTTCCGACGGAACTGATTCAGCCGACGGGACGGCGGAATATATCGGCGTTTTCACCGCGGCCGAAAATCTGCGCTTCAGGATCAACGGAACGAACTATGAAACCGGCGCGTCGGGCGCAAGCGACGCGACCGCCTATAGCCTCTGCCTGATGCGTTCCGGTGACGTGGTTTATGGGTTTGTCGACGGGTCCTTGATCATCTCGAAAGACATTTCCGGCCTTGGTCTGACCATCGGTTCGGCCTGTTTCGCAAGTGCGACCCGCCGCTATCCGGGCGACCCGGCTTCGTCCGGCAATTTCAACATCACCAATTTCCGCGGGTTCAACGCGGCGGTTTACGATACGGCGGGATACACCGCCCCGTCGCTCCCGCTGACGCTTGCGATATAGAGACGGAGGTCCGCATGATTTACGCCAACACCCCCTGCGCCCAGGTATCCGACGGCGCTGTCGAAGCGACCGGCCCCTTCGCCGTAATGATCGCGCCCGCGAGTCCTTTCCGCGAAGGGATGCCGGAAGACCGGGCGAAGACCGAATTCGGGGTTTACCGGATCGGCAAGCCCGCGCTTATCAACCCGGCCCGGTTCGCGCTGGTCGAGGCGGCCCCCTATTATGACAGCGACGCGGACGCGGTGTTCAATGCGACGCTGTCCGCCCGGACTCTTGAAGACCGTCGGGCGGATCTGCGCGGGGCGGTCAATGCGGAACGCGATCGTCGCTGGAGGGGTGCGGTCGACGTGGTGTTCGCCGACAGCGGATCGGATCCGGTGACGGTTCCTGTCGACACCCGTGACGACACCGATCTTCGGAACATTCAGGCGGTGACCACGACCGCGCAGATCCTGGCGGCAAACCCGGCGGCGACGATCGACTTCCGCGGTGCGGACGATGTCACCTATAACCTGACCCCGACCCAGATCATCACCCTGGGGCTGACGGTGTCGGCCCACGTGAACGGGTTCTATGCGGCGGCCTGGGACCTCAAAGACCTGATCGCGGCGGCGGCCTCGCACGACGATCTTGACGCGATCGACCCCGTCGCCGATCAGCACTGGCCCGCAAGCTGATCCGCTGATCTGTCCCTTCCAAAATGCGAGGATGTCCATGACGGAAAAGATGCGCGAACTTGCCGAGTCCGTCGGGGTGCTGTTCATGGCGCGGGCGATGGCGCTGTTCGGCGTTCCGGTCGCGATCATGCTGCTGGCCTATGGCGCCGACAAGGTATCGACCGCGGCCGAAGACCTAGTCGAGATCCGGACCGCTCTGATGTTGGGGATCGAGCCGCGGGTCAAGCGTCTGGAAGAAGATCTGGTCGACGTCCGCGCCGATCTGAAAGACCGCACGTCCGATCGGTTCAGCAAGACCGATGGCGAGGCGATCGACTCCCGGATCGAGCGGCTTGACGCCCGGATCCAGCGCGACCTTCTGCGGATCGAGGAATCGGTCAAGGCGATGCGCGAGCGTCACGCCCCGGAATAACCCCCTTTTTCATTGAGGTTACGATGACATCACCGGCACTTTACCGGGCGGACCCGTTCGCCTGGATGGTCGATCGCGTTCTGACCCATGAGGGCGGCCCGCGGTTCACGATGGATCCCCGCGACCCCGGCGGGGCGACCCGCTGGGGGATCAGCCTGTCGTTCGCCCGCTATCAGGCGGCGCGGTTCGATATCGACGGTGACGGCGATGTCGACCCGGACGACATCCGGATCTTGCCCAAGGACGACGCGGTTCTTGCCTATCGCGACTGTTTCTTCGATCCGGTCCGGGGTGCGGATCTGCCCGCCTGGGCGGCCTATCCGACCTTCGACATGGCGGTCAACCAAGGGATCCGGGCGGCGGCGCGGACCCTGCAGCGCACCATCGGGGCAACCGCCGACGGGGTGATCGGCCCGCGGACGCTGTCCTATGCGGCGGCGATGGATCCGGTTCTGGGTCTGTCCGATTTCACCGCCCGGCGGGCGAAGAAATACGCGGAAACCCGGAACTTCGACCGCTTCGGGCTGGGCTGGATGCGCCGGGCGATCGATGTTCATGACACGACCGCCGCGATCCTGTCCGCCTGATCCTGTCCGCCTGATCCCCTCCCCTATCAAGGAGTCCCCCATGCGACACCTGATCCTGATCCCCGTCCTGTCGATCGCGCTGTCGGGCTGCGCGAACCCGCTGCTGATCCCGCCGCTGATTTCGGCGGCCGTCGGGATCTACTGTTCGGACGCCAATGCACCGGCCCGCGGTGCGATCCGCGACCGGGCGTTCGGTGACCCGGCGGTCTCGATCCTCACCCGGCCGGATTGCGAATGACCGGCGCCATGAGTCGGGCGGGCGATACCGGTGCGGCCGTCTCGATCGCGGTGCTGATCACCTGGGTCTGGTCGATCTGGTTTCCCGATCTGGCGATGCCGGAAGCGGTCGCGGCCTCGATCGGCGCGATCATCGGCCCGCTGGTCGACGACGTCCGGCGGATCCGCCGACGGCTGATCGGCCGATGGCTGGATCCGGACCCGGACGCGGGGGGCGCGTGATGGAGCGCTTCCCCGACGAGATGATCACCCGCAAGCTGAACGGATACGAGTGGGAGGTTCTGCAGCGGTTCCGGTATCGCTCGGCGCGGCTTGGCTGGATCGAGGTTCCGGCCGGGTTCGTGACCGACCTTGCGTCGGTTCCGCCGTGCTTCCGGGGTATGATCAGCCGCGACGGCGACCAGACCAAGCCCGCGGTGATCCATGATTTCCTCTATACCCGCGACAGCCTGGGGGCGTTCCCCGACATCACCCGGCGGGATGCGGATCGGGTGTTCGGCGAAGCGCTGGCGGTGCGGGGGGTCGCCGCCTGGAAGCGGCTGATGATGGTCGCCGCGGTGCGGGTCGGCGGCTGGGTATCGTTTCGTCGGGTCGGTCGGTCTTGACCGGCGGGGTTTAATCCCCTTATCTTAATCCCTGCGGTGCCTGTGCCAGTCGTCGTTTCCTCCCTGAAACTCCCCCGGCTTCGGTCGGGGGTCTTTTTTTATGCGCTTGACCGGCCGCCCCATTAAGGGAAATAATCCCCTTGAAACAGATCGAGGGGACCCCATGGTCATCAGCAAGAGCCAAGCGGCCCACGTCCGCCAACAGATCGCGCCGCTGGGCGATCTGATCGAGGCGGCCGCGGCCCATGTGATCGCCCTGCGCCGCGGCGGTGGCCCGAAGTCGGAATCCGGCCGGGATCTGGATCGCGCGATCTGCGATCTGATCGGCGCCGACGTGGTCGAGGGGTTCGCGCCCCGCACCCCGGACGGGGGTCCTGCGTGACCCGGGCGCTGTTCCGGGTGACATCGCCCGAAGGATCTGTTACCCGCCCGTCTGTGGTGGTCGACGTGACCGATCAGCCGCCGACCCTGCGCCGCGATGTCGCCGAAGATCGGGGCGCGCGGTTTCTGGGGGTGCGGCGGGATCTGGTCCGGGTGTCGGCGATCCCGATCCCGCGCGCCCGCCGGGCTGCGTCGCGGGTCTGGACATGACCGCCCCCGCCCCCCGCCCCGCCGCGCTGACCGGCATCGATCGCGACATCGCGGTTCTGGAAGCCCGGATCTTCGATCGCGCCGGGTTCGCGCGCTGCGGCGATGTCGCGGGCGTGTCCTATCAACAGGCGGAATGGGTCGTCCGCCTGTTGCATCCCGTCCGGCGGGAAAAGCGTGTCGAGTGGTGACGGGTCGTCATAGCGGGGCCAAGCTTCTTGATCTCCGGCTGCGATCGCCCCCGCATAGATAACAACGTCCAACATCACTCGTCCTCCGCACGAATAGCCGCGACCGCTTCAAAGTATGCGAGTGCAGCCATAACCTCGCGCCGATCCGACTTGTTTGCCCAATACGACTTTCCGTCCGAAAGCGACTTGTTCCGGCACCCGACGCGGAC